CCCACCCTCCCCACTGATTTGCCGGGCCGCCGCCGTCCGCCCAATTGTTGCCCCACCCGCCGGCACCGCCGGTCCAGCGCGCATTCATCCAATCGACACTAAGGTTCGACGAATAGGAGCCCTCGTTACCGTCGCGTATCCGCGCTTGCTCGATTTTCGACTTCGCCACGAGGATATTCTGTGCCCGCATCTGCAGCCCGAACTTCTTGTCCTGCGCGAGCGGCAGGGCAATCTCGCTAGCCAGATAAGAGACCAGCGCGGCGCGAAATAGGGGATCCCATACGCTCGGGTAGAGCATCAGCGCCGTATAGATCAGGAAGGCATTTTGGACGTTGGTAAGCACCACTGTCCTGCCCTGTGGGCTTACGCCCTGCACTTCCCACGAGACGGAGCCTGCCGGCGGAGGGTAGTTCGGGTCTGTAGCGATCACAAACCGCGCCGGCCGCAACCTGTTGCCGGTCAAAGCCGGATTGCCCAAGCCCGTGACGATCGGCGCGCTAGGGTTGGACGGCGTTATGTTGCCAGGAGGCGGGCCCGGATTAAGCGCGTAATTCCACGGGACAAACCGCGCCTTGCAGCAGTCGACGGGATACTGGTATTCGTAGACCCACGGCACGGGCACCAGCGTCCCTACATCGGGCGTGTTTCCCGTCGCATCCGCCAGAAGGGTCATCTGCGCTGTCTTGCGCGCGAAATCCCAATTGGCGCCGCGGAGTAATTGCATAAGGCATTGCTGGTAGGCGCGGAGGATCACTTGGGCCGGCCGCGACCCATCCTCGATATCGCCAAGCAGATAATCGGTGCCGCTAGCATCGATCGCCTGTTGCGCAATGTCACTCGGGAGGTTCATTTTTCGCCCTTAGATACCGTTCGACAATTCGGACGTACAGGATCCAAGCCACCATAGTAGCCTTATCGCTCATGCCTTCCGCACGGGATCTGCGCCAAAAATTAACTTGGTCTAGCATCATCCCTGTTGCCTTTCAGCTAGCGTAGTCTCTACCTGTTCGGCCTGCGCTTCCATCTTGGCCGCGTCCATGTTTGCCAGCAACGGTGCGAGCCTGCGCCCCATGGCGGAGATGAAAGCCTCGACAAAATCCGGAGGCATCTGCGTCGGATCGGTGATCTGCCCGACGTATGTGATGACGGCGTTCTGCACGTTGGAGAGCACCACCCGCACGTTGCTGTCGTTCGCCACCGTGAAGAGGTGCGGCTGCGGGCTGAAATTGGGAATGAGGATCAGCTGCGGCTTGACCGCGCGAACCTTGATGAAGTCTGTCCCGTAAGCATACTCGTACAGCCATGGCTGCGGCGGATTGCTGCTTGGATCCCATACATTCGGCGGGACGTAGCCACCGGCGGGCGCCGACTTGATGAGAACGCCGATTATGTCACGTTGGGCGAACGGCCAATCACCCTCGCGCAATAACTGGTCGCGCGTCTGCCCGTAGACGTCCAGGGCGTTCTTTGCCGCCCGCGAGCCTTCATAAAGGGAGCCGACGCGATTCTTGTGGCCTATCTGCGCCAGTGCCGCATTGACGATATCGGCCGGGGATTGAATGACTGACGCCATTTAGTCCTCTCTCGCCTCGCCGATGCTCTCAAAGGCACCGCCGCTCTCGAGATAGCTTTGCGCCGCATCAGGCTTGCCCGCAACCGCCATGGCGAGCTCGCTAGCCAGTAGACGTACCACAGCCTCACGGAAAAGGCTGTCCCAAGTGTTCTCGTTCGGATTGTTATTGTAGGTGGCCTGCGCGTTCGCAAGGTTGCACCAGATCACGCGCTGTTGCTGCCCCAGAATGATGTTGTTCGCCACGTTCCAGTTAATCGGCACCGGGTTATTCACGTCGCCGAGATTGTCGGGGTGTACCTGCCACACCTCGATTCCGTTGGTCGGGTAGAAATACTCGAAGGTCCAGGGGAACGGCGGCGTGCTCCCGCTTAGGGTGAGCGCGATCGTGTTGCGCGCCATGTCCCATGCGAATTGCCGCCCGACCGTCTGTACGACGGGGCCGTAAAGTTTTTGGAGCGCTACTCCGGCGGTGGAAGTGTCGAAATTCGGAGCCTGCCCTGTAACAAGCGGCTGGTTGTCGCCTACCAACATGATTGCTTGATTGGCTATGTCATTACTTGTAATCATTGGTTTGCCCGGTCTAGCAAATTACATGGTGTCAAGATGATCTGCCCAAATTGTCGAGAGGATAAGCCTATTGAGGCGTTCGGAAAAGCTAAATGGAGAAAAGAGGGAATTTCGTATCGATGTAAGCCCTGCAACTCTCGCAAGATGAGAGAGTGGGCGCGTAGCAATCCAGATAAGATTAAGGCACAGAACGACAAAGCGTACCACAAGTGGCGTGAGCAAAACCCGTTGCTAGTCAAACACCCCTTCATAACGCCCGATGGTAGGCTTTGCCGCACCTGTAATACCCGAAAACCGGACGACCATTTTGTTAAAGATAAGCGCGGAATAAGCGGTCGTGGGTGGCGATGCCAGAAATGCGCGAACGACGCGCTCGTTCGATGGGATTTTGAGCATCCGAGGGTCGGTGCTACCCAACAAAGAGTCCAGAGAAGTCGCCTAGTTAGTATGCTTGAAGAGCAGAGCGGATGCTGCGCCATTTGCTGCCAGCCCATCAGCCTGACCGGGAACAGAAAGCACGGGTCCGGCGCTCACTTAGACCACGACCACAAAACGGGCGAAGTACGCGGCCTGCTTTGTATTCCATGCAACACGGGGCTAGGAGCATTCAAGGACAACCCCTCAACTTTGCTGGCGGCAATCCGGTATCTGAGCTGGTGATCGGCATTTAGCAATGGGTCACAATCCCGTTGATCGTCGCAAAACTGCTAGTCGGTGATCCGGAGCATGTCACAGGTGCGACCGAAGTGCCATTGATAAGGAAGTTCAGCGCTTGAGGCGTTGCCGCACCTTGGGCACCGTAGCTTATCAATCCACCGCTCGAGACGTTCGCGGAGAAGCAAAGGTAGTGGTAGCCGCCCGAGGTGTTCGAGGGAGCGTCAAGGATGCAGAAAATTTCCCCGTTGGGCCCTGTACCCTGCCCGATGAACGGCGCCGAGCCTGTGCCCCGCGCCGTGAGATTGAGCTCGCTTATACCGAGCCCTGCGCCACCGCCGCCTGCGGGACCTGAGTCCTGCACGACGGCCTGTGAGCCTGTCTGCCCCTGGTTGGCATAGGATGGAGCGTGACCCTGCGTGGTCGGGCCAGCCTGCAGCAATGCGCCCTGCGCCAGCGCCGCGGCCGGCGCCATAACGATCGCGAAGATCAGTGAGCGCAATAGTCGCATGGCTGGCCCCTAGGCTTACGTGGTCTTTTTCTTGCGCCTTGGCTTTGGCTCGAAAGAATCGGTGTCGTCCGTCTCTTCGCTGTCGTCGTAGACTTCCCCGAGGCCCGTTGCATCGTAGACGGCATCCGGCGACGCATCCTTGACGGGCTTCTCTTTGTCCTTGTCGTAGTTCAGGACGGGCAACGCCTTTTTTGCCTCTTTCGTCGCTGCCACCTTCGTCGCCGTCGGGAGCCCTATCGGGGCCAACTCCACCCTTTGCGGAGCTGGAGGGGCGGAGTCGGCTACTGCACGGTGGTGGCGCGCAACTCTTGTCTCGCCGTAGTGGGTATCGCTCAATCTTGACGGCATGGGACTATTCCTCTTCTTCGTTCTCTTCGTCCTCGCACTCAAGGCACAGATCCTCGATCTGTATCTCTACGCGGTGATCTTCCCCGTTTTCGTGCTTCGCGTGGCTTACGTGCGTGATCCGCCCGCAAAACCGACCCTCGACCATGCAATCCACCTCTGCGACCGAAGGATCACAGTCAAGTTTCTCAAATTCCTTTTCCGTGAGGCTTATCCGCAGACCGGGAGGATGATCCGGCCTTACCATGGGATGCACGGCCAAGCTATCGAGCTTGTCCTCGTCGGACAGCTCCATGCTCTTCATCTGCCGCAACTGCCTCATGGCCTACGCTCCCGGCGGTGGAGTCCCTGGCGCGCCGCCCGGAGGGGCTGCGGCTATTGCCTGTGCGCCCGGTGCTGATCCCGGCGCCGCACCTTCCGGCGTACCGGGCATCATTTCGGCGCCCGGCCCTGCAGCCGCGGCGTTCATTTCCTCGAGGTGCCGCCCGTGCATCTCCTTGTGCGCCTTTTGGTGGCGCTCGTGCATCTTGCGGTGCTCTTCTCGGTGGTTGCCGTGTAGATCCCGGCGCTCGGTCTCGTGCGAACTGTGCATCGACTCGCGCTCTTCGTGGTGGCGCTCGTGGATCGCCTTGTGCGGGTGCTCCGCCTTCGGCTCGGCCTGTTTGCTCTTGGGGCTGTCCTTGCTCGGTGCCGGCTCTTTTTCAGCCTTGTGCGCTGGTTCCTTGCCGCCCTTGCCTTCCTCACGGTGCTTTTTGGAGGTTGGGTGGTCGTACAGGGACTTCTTCTCTTTTTTGGGCTCTTCTTTAGCCATGTGAGGCTCCTAATCGTCGGGGTGTGAGCGAGGGTTATCGTACATTTTCTGGTGTCGCTTCTTGCCTGCGCCCATGGCGTTGATCGCGAAATTGGCCTCTTTGCCTAGCTTGCCGCCGGCGTGTTT